AGCACCACTAACTATAGAGGCGTGATAAACCTCAGTTAGAAATCATACTATACAATGATATACAAAAAGTTGTAGTCACTGTACAGTATTCGCTGCCTTTTGATCTTGACCAAGCCCCCGCGTCGCGTAAAGCGACCTTGAGGACTGGTATCATGACCGATAGATGTTAGGCCTTGATGCAATGCGCACCAATAGCCCTTCGACCCCTTATAGACAAACTCACGACCACGTTCAGTGGTTATGGTCCATCTGCCAATACCCATCTTGGTAAGATGAGATTTGAGGGGGAAGTAGCCGACGTCACCTAAATCAGGGTGAACAAAGGTACCACTCTGTAGCCCACGAATCATTTCCAGTACTGGAATAACCCGTGAGTCAAAGAAAGTACCATCTCTACATGCCCACTTCCAAAGATTATTGTGCACTGTATAATACCACAGTGCATTCTTCGGTTGTGAACGTATGTAGAACGGCGTAACATCTAAACCCTCGTGATAGTGCTTTCCACATGATTCATAGAACGCACCATTTCGGAAGGTCTTCCCGTGATTGACCTCTAACCCAACGCTAGAAAAGACACTAGCAAGGAGATCGAAGCATGTATTAGGGATAATTATATCATCCCCGTACACAACCGGGTAACCGCCAACCTCTAATTCTTCCATCACACTTAGTGACAAAGAGTAAAAGATAAGCGACTCTAACGGGAAAGTAAACCCGTTACCCATACCAGCAAATAGTTCGAAGGTATGAACATCCTGGTCAATAGATTTACACGTGTAACGCTGTGATCGAGCAATGTCGAGGACATGGAACCATCCTCTACACAAACTTAAGGAATTTCGCACTAACTCAATAGTTAATGAGTTAGATGCATCCTTAAGGTCGACGGTAGCATAGCCTTCTCTATAAGCCTTTTGAGCAGCCACTTGATTTCGTGACTGCTTCGAGAGGTCCATAGTAGTTCGCCGGTGTATCAATAACCGGATAACTTTCCCCAAGCCGTTCTGGAAGAACGAGTTGAGAAGGGGCTCTACTGTAATCGATCTATCGGTCTTTGCGTTCTTTGGAACGAAGGCTAACTTAGCACCCTCCCGAATGTCTAATGGAAGGTCTAGTAACGTTACCGGACCGTCCGCGCCAACAAAGGCACGAGCGGCGAAGTCGTTACTATTAACTACGCTAAGCGCGAAGGGAGCGAACTCCCGTGTACACGTTAATTTTACATTAACTTTGTCAAACAACGAGCTTTTCCCGTACCTAACACCAACGTTGGTGCCGGGGCCGAAATAGCTCGCCGCAATTGTTGCTTCCGCATGTTGAGAAAATGAACCAAGGACGCGCCGCATGAAGCGCCTATGCCTACGTAAAACCCGCGAAACTACGGGGTCAGTAGGCAGATAGGCATTTCTAAAGCGGTTATTTACGTCCCGGTTCACTTCCTCCCGCGCCTTGAAGCCCTGTAATGCTACAGCCTGTCGATTAACATCGATGGGCAGAGCATCGTACTTGGACAAGAGCTCAGCGAATAAATATTCATCGCTAAAATGAGCCCGATCCATAGTACCAGGGTGAAAAGATGGAGGAGGCCCAGTAGGATTGGATAACCAACCCTGCCAAGCTTCCCCCGTGCGCGTTGGGATAACTGCATGTAGTGACTGTACAACCTGCAATGGATGCAGGGCCTTACAGAGTTGCTCTGTAGTGGACATAACGGTAATCCTCGCTTAGCGGAGAAAAGAGCCCGAGTTAGCCATGTCAGCAAGCAGATCGCTTGATGTAATGGCGCCAATTGACTGCAACATACCGGTAAGTTTATTTTCCGGGTGTAACAGATACTGGGTCGGGACCACAACATCTGCCGAGATCAGCATGCTACCAAGTAGCTTGTTAAGCGGATCATAGACAGGGTGCACAACCTTAATCGTGTACTTTGTTGCGCCGTTTTGTACAGTTGCCGGACGATGCTGAATCGTCATGAGTGGCTGTTTTAACACTACACTTTCGTCAACCCCATCAAGTTTATTAATGCGGTATCCAACGGAAGTGTCACTAAGCTGTGAGATTGTCATCTGCGAATCATTTGCAGCTGTAATTTCAAAGTCAATAGTGTCAGGTGCTACTTGTAACATAGGATGTCTCCGTGCCAATATTGGCGGTTGATTAATGATTAAACCAAGTTATTCAGGATCACCGTCATGAGGCGGTAATACTGGAACATCCATCGCTAACGGAATACCCGTAAGGAGGACAAGCACTGTTGAGAACTTTTTTAAAGCACTCTTAGGTAATAACCCAGCGAGATTCCTTAACCCAGTTACCTGGGCAAGGACTGGTAGCAGTAGGACCAGTAGCGCGCCTGCATTAGCAGAGCGTTTATCCATCTTGCTTACCATGGTACCAGCTTGTATTACAGGTGCTGGGACTAATTCGCGAAGTGCGTCATCGTACATGAAATTTATGTCCGAGTCGAACACCGAGCCGTCAGTCTTTACAACATCCCGTATAAGCACCTTGCCAATACCGTTAGAACCGTCTGATGTTTCAATCAGATAGCGCCATTCGGTACTTAAGCAGCCTTCATAGACATCAAGTCCCTGAAGGTCTGTTTGCGAGGTTAAAAATGTACCAACTTTGTAATACCAATCAAGGACGAATGAAAAGGGAATTGCTTCCCACAACGCTGGCCTTATATCCTGCAACCCGACTGCGAACAAAAATCTGCTCCAGTCTTGTCGCGCTTTATAAATGCCAGATTGCCGCACCTCAATAGTACCACGGGACCAAGTATCTGCAGAACAAGAGGGATCTCCTATCTCGTAAACGACTTCGTCGTCTATCGATACACGGAGGTAGTTCCCCCCTTCCTGCTCGGTCCCATCCGGCACCCCACAATGCGAACCAGGCACGGGTTCAGTTAATCCAACAATTCTTCGTTGGGCCTTCTGATACACTTGCAAGGTGAACGGCGTGGAGTTAGCAAGACGAGTAGTACGCATGATCCGATGGTCAAGCGAGAGCATCTCAAATTTCTTCGGGAGCTCTTGTGCTAAACCATAGATGGTATCAATCATGGGTTTGATCCCATAACTGTACTCCAACCAGGAACCAGCAAACAATTTTAACTGTTTGTAGACCTGGACAGGATTGCCTACCATTGCCTTACCAAACGACGCTAGTAGCTCACGGATTTGTGGGGCTCCCTTAAAGAAGAGCCTTTTCATTTCCGCAATTTCTACTATTGTCGACCCCAAATCCACGACTTGATCTTTATTGACCATTTTGTGGAAGTTCACGGAATACTGCCGTCGCAAAGCATCGCGAATTTTATTGCGATACTCAGGTCCGAAAATACCCAATGATAAGGAGACCTCAAATACACCTGGCGAAACCTCGACGTCCTCATAGGAAGGTAGAAATGCTGAGATGATTGAATCATCATTAGCACCTACCACCTTAAGGATCTGTCCAAGGCTGTTCGGTGCAAAATAAGGCCCACCGCTAGCAATTGATGCTTGCGTTTCCATCTTTAGGTAAGGATGCCATATAGGGTTACGCTTGTACGCAGTTTTAGACTGCCGCTCGCGCTTCCCCATATAGCCCCACTTCAGGTTGTAGCATCTAATGCCATAACCACCCGGCGGAACTAGGTCTGATTTAGACCATAGACAATCGCCGGTAGCCACTTCTGGCTGTCGTGATGGGTTTACATACGTGTCCTCAGTGCTGTCATCCCTCTGGTATTTACTCCAGAAAAACTTATCACGACCTACGGGGCGAAAATAACGCCACCGTCTTTTCAGGTCGCGAATAAGGATGACATGCATTTCAGACACAGTAAACCTCTACCTATTGAGTTATGAAACGAAAGGAAGGATGCTTCATCCTCCAGAGGACCCCATTTGG